ACCAGTTGTTTCATGTCCAGTAAAGATACAAATATGTTCTGAGAAGTCAAAAGAATAATCTCTTAGTTTTTGAGATTCATCAGTCAACTCCGCAGAAACAATTTTAACTTTGTTTTCTCTTGCCCACTTCAAAAAGCTATAAGGCGAAGAGTGCTGAATAATGTTTACATAATCGTATGTGGAACCTGACAAAGCATTTAATTTTGAGCGATGTGGAACAGAGCCGATTACATGTAAATCTTGTATGCCGAAACACGCCGCTGAGCGTATTAGATAAGCAAGATTACCGTCACAATCAAAATTTACACAGCCCATAGACATAGGAAGAAATTTTGCTGTTTTGGCTTTGTAGTCGTACCGTTCACGTCTTGTTTCTCGATCCAGAACTGTCATTATTCTCCTTCAGTTTTTGAATATGTCTTTCAAGATACCACTTGGCTTTCTCAAGGTCTTCGATTGGATTTGAAGTCTTCTTTCCAGCCCGTGCTACATACTTTATAACATTTCCAAGACAAAAGCACAAGTCCCAAGCTTGAATTACTTTAATGGCTTCGTATTTTGATGTTCCATCTTTTTCGATCTCGCCACTTTGATAGTGGGAAGGGTGGTTAACTGAATCTGGCATGTAAAATCCTAGCCGCCACTGCGACCCCAATAATAACTACAGATGCTACTGCTTTCATTTATCCTCCTTAAATTTCTTTGATTAGTTTTGCAATATCCAATCCTGCACAATCAATTTTCTTTTTAGAGCAATGGTAATGGCTGATTACACCAGCAAATTTACCACTAACAACATCTTTTGAATAATCAGTTGAGGTTTTGCCACTATCTAACGGCGCTTTAAGTTCAACATCAGTAACCCCAGCAATGGCGCTCCATAGAGCTTGCGCTGCTTTAATCTGGACAGGGTAAAAGCCAAGATGTGCCTCTACCTTGCCCCCATGCACAACTGCATTTTCTATTATTGGGCGCTCTCCATAACCATTTTTAACGTACCAGTTCTGATGCTTCGTATAAAATGCATTTGAGATCTCAACTCCAACCGAGGCTTTGTTAATCGCCCCAGAACCAGCATGCCAAGCACCATGTTGCATATCCATAGTTTGGTATATTGTACCATCATTGTCAATCAAAAAATGAACCGAGATTCCTCTTTTATTTAGAACGTCGTTGCAGGAGCGAGAATTTAAACAAACATCCCAATGATTAATAAATAACCGAATCTTGCGATCACTTTTGCCTGAATAATCGTAATAATTTCCAGATTTAGCAGATAGCCCTGCTTTCTCTGACCATAACACAACTTTGTCCCATTTGATGGGCACAAACTTGCCGTTATAAACAAGATAATTTGAATATTTTAAATCTTTTGGCTTGTATTCATCAATATCTGCTTGTCTTTCAGTCCAAATACGACGAAAAGTAGATGGACCACATAGACCATCGGCAGTTATTCCATTTGCTTTCTGCCACTTTTTGATAGCCCTAACAAGCCTTTCATCAAAGTCTTTTTCTCCAAACCAAGATGGCTCCCACCCTAGCTGAGTCGCTGACGAGCGATTATAAAAGTCTTTATCCATTATAAAATTCCTATAATATAGTTGTCTAGAATTACGCTCCACGTCGAAGAACCAATAGAAATTTCTTCGACCATAGAACGGTTAATAATAATTTTTGAACCAGCCAGAAGCTCAAAACGGCAGTCTGGAGCCGTTTTGAGAACTCTGGCAGCGGAATGTGTTGGCTTTGCTGGTGCGAACTCGTCTGGCACAACAAAACCACTAAAATCATCTTCTTCTTGAGTATCTTCAAGAACCTCAATTAGAACATAACGATTTACTGGCTGAAACAAATAACACCTCCATTAAATTTCGCAGTAATCTCCATCGCAGAACTTCGTGCCAGATCCTTGTTCTTCAATGTCGAATCTTTGGATTGGACTAATGTTTGCGATCATCTCTTCGTATCTTTCTTTGGTAATAGGTTCATATGGAGCCTGAACATAGCCTGTCTCCTCGTAGCGTAAGAAAGAAACAGCTTTTAAGCGAGTTTCGTACATTTCGAGTGCATCTTTGATTTGATGTGCTTCTTCTGGCTTAAATGTAACAGTAATAGAAACTGAGTTGTCAGCCCAATAATGCTGGTACTGAGCCGCAATCTCTAACTGCTCCCAAATAGAAACATCAACTTTGCCTTTATTATAGAAAGGTTCTCTCACAGGAAATTCCACGCAAATCGTATTTGGAGAATACTGATCATCTTCCATATAATAACCAGCTTTCTGCAAAGTGTCAAGTAGCTGAGAATCTTTTGCAAAGCGAATACGACGAATGTAATACTCGTTCTCTGGGAAGTGGATACCTGGAGTAGAACCGTTAAGCAAAGAAACGGTTCCAGAAGGTTTGATGCTTGTCATGCGAACAGATTTCGGAATGCAAAGCCAGTTTGAATATTCTTCATCTAGTTGCTTTACATAATCGTATGCATTATCGCACCACTCGTAAACAGTGCGGCGACCAAACTTGTTGAAAGCTTGGACCACGCCAGACTGAGAAAGACCAATACGACGGTTTTTAAGCATCTTTGCGTTGGTTTCCGCCCAATGGGTATTTGAAAGCGTGATTGTCTTGCCGTATAGATAAGCAATTTTTAAAGTCCTTAGATAGTCTTCGTAGCTTTCGTGTTTTGCCGGGAAAGTTTCAACCAAACAACAAAGTTCTGCATCTTCTAACTGCTGCTCGACACAAGGATTAAATCCAGCCACGTTTATATCGTCATAACGTAGACCATCCTTAAAACGACCATGAGTTCTTGCATTATCAAGCCAAATGTACCCTGGCTCACCGTTTTTCTGAGATTGTTCAGCATACCAAGTATAATCCATGCCGACAACAGCGTCAAGAGAGTTATTGGAACCCCATCTGTGGTGGTATAGTTTTTCTTGATCGTTTTTCATCTCAAGATATTCGCGGTCTTTGTGGTTGCCTAAAGCAAGAGCAGCAGATCTGCGCACGTTTCCTGCAACGACGCAACGACCAATAAGATTTTCAGTATCAACAATATCAACAGATGTGATTGGCTCACCAACGCGAGTTGAATAAAGCTCGACTAAATCTTCGTGCAGTTGCTTTAGTGGTCCCGCGCCAGAAGAAGTGCCACCGAAACCACGAATAGGCTCGCCAGCATCACGAATAGCAGAATAATCAAAAACAGGAATTTTGTTGCCAAAGAAAAACCCGTCAAGCAGAAGATGAACAGAGTTTACCCAACCTTCGCGAGAATCATCAATAACATGCGTATCGCCAGTATACTGAGGCTCACGAATAATAATGCTATTGGCACCTTTAGTGTCGAAACCAACACCAATACCAAGCATAAGAGCGTCCATCATCCAAGCAAAAAGATAACCACCTTTGTTTGGTAGATCTTTAGTAGATCTAAACGCACAGTTAAAAAGACCAGCAGCAGTGCGATTTTCAACAAAGTCTGTGCCCATCATCCATAAACCTCTCCCTGGAGGAGTCCATTTTAGATCAAATAAGCGCTCATAAGCTTCTTTTGCGGTTTTCTGGGCTTTTGCATCGTTCCAATCTAGCCCAAGCAGATAAACGTGCTGTTTCTGCATGTTAAACATGCCTTCAATAACGCGACGACAAGTTTGCCACCATTCTTCGGTGCCAGCAGCAGTAGGATCAAACTCATTACATCTGCGAGCGTAAGTGCGTTTAAAAGTAACATAACCTAGTGGTCCCCACGGAACTTCCTTAGTTATGTAAGGCTCAATAAAATTATCTGATAATCTAAAGCGACGAATATTTCCAAAAGTTTTCATTAGCTATTTCCTTTTTGTTTTCTATAGTTGGAATATTTTTGTTTAAGTAGTTCTTTCTGTTCTGCAACTGATAGAGCCACTGGATTTAATGCTGCTTGCACAGCTTCAATATTGTTCTTCTCCAAGACTTTAATATTGACGTTTGATGTATCCATTTTGATTGGGTAAACCATACCATCAGGTCCATTTCGGTTTTTGGCAACAAAAACCTTACCTGTATTTGCTTGCTTATCTTCAATTGTTCTGGAAACAGAAAAAATGAAATCAGCAACAAAGCACTTGTTAAACGCTTCTGAAATTTGCTCCATTGTGACTACCTCTGCGTTCAAACCAGAACGATTTGTCTGAGAAGCAGTCCATACGGGACAATTAAACTCGGCAGAAAGTGCCCTCATTTCTTCGTAAATCGACTCCAATTCATTTCTTTTCTCTTTTCTCACTATGACTGGCTTAAGAAGATCGCCATAATCAATAATAATCATTCCTGGCTCTACTCCTTTTTTAACCAAACGAGACAAATGCGAACGGATTGTATTCGTGGAAGCAGACTTTGTTGGATATTCTTTAACGATCAAGCCACCCTGAAGATCCTTTACCTTTTCATAAATCTCTTCTTTAAAGTCTGTAATGTTTGTAAGAGGAAATCCTGTAAGGCAAGAATCATAACGACTAGCTATAACCGTATCCTGTAGTTCAAGCGTATAATGAACAACAGTTTTGCCCTCCAATAAAGCTTGTGTGCCGAGATGTACAAGGACCATAGATTTTCCAGCACCTGTTGGTGCAATGACAACTCCAAGTTCATTTCTTCCTAGACCTCCCTTTGTAATAACATCAATTTCTGACCAGCCAGTTGAAACTGGATTGCGGATTTTAGGCTCGAAGCGCTTATCAAAATCCGCAAGATAATCATAACCAAAGTTATTCTCAGAGCCTAGTTTTAGTGCTTTATTGATCGTTTCTGAGATTTCATCAAATGAACAGGTTTGTAGTAAGCCCACAGACTCAATCATAGCCTTTTTAAGCGTTTGCTTACGGCAAAAATCAACGGACTGTTCTTTAATGAACTCAACGTCTAAGACTTCGTGTGTGTGAATACGACGAAAGAAATCTCTTACTTGCTTTTTTATGATCTCCTCTTCACCCTCTATCTCTGTGTTAAGAATGGTTGACATTGCTTGCACAGAAGGGTGCCTACTGTATTTAGTTCTGTAATTGATTACTTTTTCAACAAAGATACGTAAATAATGAAGTTCCAGAAAATTAATGTCGAGAACTTCAATAATCTGATCTGCGAAAGGTCGGTCCTCAAAGATTAACTGAACCAATCCCTCTTGGAACGACTTCCCATATCTACTAAAATCTGAAAAATTATTATTCACTAAACCACCTTTTTATATAGTTTAACTTAACCGCTGTTATAAGTCAAGACTTATTGTTGTAAGCAATTCTGTTTAAGGCAGTTCTTAGTGTCTCCCAATTCAACTCACCAAAACCATCTTCACGCATCATTTTGATTATTTCTGTCTTATTGAATGCATGGTCAAAATTTTCAATAGCATGCTTTACCTTGACCTTTGACTGAAGTGACATTTGTGGGGAGTACAACTGCATCATTTTATAATTATGCTCTACAACGTTCTTTCCCTCTACAACGTTAGAAAAGAAATTAATTTTCTTATCTGAACTTTCACAATAATCAATCACGTCTTGAATTGTATATGTCTTTTCTTCTGAAAGAAACTGTAGTCGCTTTGCAACCGTCGCAAACCCAGCACCTCTAATACCGGGAAGATTATCTGAACTATCTCCGATAATAGCTCTGGCGAGAGCCATGTTGGTAGGATGAATTCCTGTTTGTTGGATGATCGTCTTTTTGTTTAGAACTTCGTCTTTCACAGGGCGAAGCAATACTGTCTCATCGTCGCAAAGCTGCATGAAATCTTTATCGTTAGAAACAATAACTTTCTGCCAGCCATTATAATAATCAGTTTGAGTCAAAAAAGAAATAACATCGTCTGCTTCA